AATGACGCCTTCTCCAGTTCGATGTAGTTGGTGCCGTCGAGGTTTTTGATGAACAGGTAGCCGGGCGTAGTGATCTCGCCCTTGCCGAGCACTTCGGCCGTCGTGCCAATCGTCTGCGTTCCCTTGACGTAATCCGTGCCGCTCATCGTGAACGTCAGTCCCAAGGCGCTCATGTCGTCCGTATTGGCCGACCGACTGCTCTTGGAGAACGCCATCCGCATCGAGATTTCGATTTCGTTAGCCACTGGGCGTCACTCCGTTGACCGTGGTGATGTTGCCCCAGCTTCCGTAGCGATAGCCGTTCGAGTTGCCTTCGTAGATGTCAAAGGCGTCCGAGCGGTCGTAGTTGATGCCCAGCGTCTCGGGAGCGAACACGCGACGGTCGTGGCTAATGCTCGATCGCAGTCGCTCAATGAATCGCGCCTCGTCCTGACCGTCGTTCAGTTCGTCGAACACCGCACACTCGGCCAAGCACGCGGCAATGATCGTCTGAACGTGTGCCTGACCGCCTAGCGGCAGCGCCGTGTCGAAGTCGAGTGAGTAGGGGTTGACCTTGTACGAGAGGTTGACTTCGTAGTCGTCGTCGGACGTGGGGTATAAAAGCAGCTCGTGGCGAGTGCCGGCCACCGGATCGACAGCCTTGACCTGCACCGCAGCGAATTGGGGTCGCCCGGCGGAGTCGTCCTGTTGCTGTCTCTTGAAGATTTCCTGCGGACCAACGATGTCGATGGGAGGATAAACCGTATCCTCGCCACGAGCGTATGTGATCGGCCCATTGAGCATCGAGAAGTCAGCCGGCAAGTCGACCCTGAACTGATTCTCGACGAACTGGAACCGGGCGGTGGGGAACAAAAACGACCACTGGTGCTTCTCACGCTCGCCCGGAAGAATGTCGGGTTCGTAGAAGCGACGCAGGGCATCCTCCAGCACGTTCGTCCCCACCACCGTCTGCGCAGTAGTCCACGAACTGGATGTCGGGCTGTAACCCAACTTCAGTCCAATGCGTTGCAGCAGTTCGGTTTTGGTAACTGTGAGTGCCATTAAGCGAGAACGAGTTCTTCGGGAACGACCTTGGTTTGGCCGTCGATACAGATGGAGACGTGACCGTCCATCGGCCCGTCTTCGATGAACTCGGCGTCAATCAACTCGTCGCCGACCTTGTAAATGACCGGCTGACCTGGCTCGATTTCCGACCAGTCGTTCGCCATCGCCGGAGCCTTGACGCGGCCCTCGGGGTCGGCGCGATCAATCGCACCGGGAACCATCACCGCTTCGGTTTGGTCGGCGGGAAGTTCGTCCTCTTCCTCGCCGGTGACGATTTCATCTTCGTCCTCATCGTCTGCCAGTTCGTCGTTGATGACCGGCGGTTCGACGCGCGGTGGCTCAACCGGCGCTTCCACGGGCGGCACGAATGGCGGAGCGCCAGCCGGAGCCAACGCCACCTTCCGCATGGGGAACTCATCGACCCAACCGCCTACGGAGCCGTCCAGCAACACCGATACAAACCCCGGCTCGGGTTTGCCCTTGTAGATGCCGTACTGCTGCTTGAGCGGCTGCGCGTCGTCCGGCGTGACGATGACGCGGGCGTTCGTGCGAATGTCCTCCCAGCGAATCTCCATCGGCTTGAGCGGGGCCTTGCGAGCCGGGGGCTCAAAGCCCAAGAACCGCAGCATGTCGATGACCATGGGAGGCGGCAGTTCGCCTTGCTGTCCTAGGGCGTGATACATGCGCTGACGCACGATGTATTCAGCGCCCAAAGACTCATGGGCCATAATCTCCATCTCTGACAAGCCGGTCGCGGCAGAGAGGGCGTCGAGGTCGTTTTGGTTGAACATCTCTTTCCCGTTGCAGGGGTCTAAGAAAAAAGGCTAGCGAGGCATGGAAGCCCGCTAGCCTCAGAGGGGCGGTCAATATGTTGTGGGAGTCAATTGCCTACCATGTAATAAGGCAATAATCAGACTTCTAAGTAGCAACCCCACCAATCGCAGTCAACGTTCAATGCAGTCGCCGAACCGGTCTTTGCAATGGCCGTGAAGCCAAGCTCTTCGCCGTCAGGGAACGTCGAAGCCGACAGCTGGGTGTAGGTTCCATAAGTCGTTTGCTCGACGTTGTCGATGAACACTACCAGTCGCTTCGACGGAGGATTCTGCGGAAGGTAGGCAAAGCCGCACTTCACGAACGTGCCGGCCACCAACGTCTTCACGCCGGTGATGAGCGTCACCTTGGTCGCTCCAGACTTCTTCCAGACGAAGTTCAGCGAAGCGTTCGTGCCGGTCGTGCCGCCGTTGGTGTGGACCGTCTCGAAGCCGATGAAGTCCTTGTCGATCGTGGCGCCAGTGTCGTCGACCTTCGCGTTGTGGGTCGCACCGTTCTCTTCCATCAGGCCGAAGAAGATGGCAGCCGCGTCATCGGCAATCGAGGACACGCGGAAACGGGTCTCGAAAATAACCGGCTTGGGGCTCGACGCGACGTTGATGGGACCGAGCACCGAAGCAGCCGCCGAAGTTCCCGCTCCGCCTTGGCAGATCGAGTCTTCCTGGTTGTCGGCGGCATTCAGACCCATTCGCCACACGCCGCCAGTTTCCGTCGCAAGCTGTGCGAACGTGGTCGACGTGTCTTCGTAGGTCTTGTACTGACCGGCCGCGCTGGCGTAGCAGGCGATATTCGAGGAGACGGCGACAGTCTGCCCAAGGGACAGAAAGTCGTCGCTCAAGAAGATGCCTTGGCTGCCGTCTGGAGCCGCGCCGTGAGAGCCGATGAGGCTCCACAGCCGAGGGCTGAGGCCACGACCACTCTCGTTGTAGTGGTTCGTGAAGAGCGGGTTGGGAATCAACATCTGAGACATTTTTGTAACTCTCCCAAATTGGGCTGTGTGTATTTGGTTCGCCGCTAAGGGGCGTTACTAGGTGGTTGCGAGGCTGCCGACCCAGCACTTGCGCAGGTTATATGCCGCGTAGTTCATCCAGGTGTCGTAGTGAACCGTCTTGCCGTCGTGCTGCTTCGGCATCTGCATCGGACCCATCCGACGCATGTTGCAGCCCTTCTTGACGAACGGACGGAACACCGACCAGTCGACGCCGTACAGCGGGTCGTTGCTGTCGTTGGCTTCGAGGTAGTGGGCCAACCGTAGCGGGACGCCGCCGACAACCACCTGGCCCATGTAGCGGGCCACGTCGTTGCCAAGGTTCTCGTTGCGAGTTTCAGCCAACCGCTCCAGCGGCTCGATGACGCGGTAGGTCGTGTAGATTTCCCGCTGCGAGGCGCCGTAGCCAAGTTCGGGGGTGGGGACCGGCGGCACGAACTTCGTGAACACCAGCGCCCGCTTGATCTTGCGAACCAAGTCGTCCGAGGTGTACGCCGAGTAACGGAACGTCCAGTTGCGCCACTTCGAGTAGGTGGTCGAACTGATGCCGGCGCGACCGCCAGTGAAGCCGGACGGGTCGCGGCCGTTGAGCGTGCCGTCGTTGGCCGCCGTGTTCGTGTCCTTTTGCAGCCAGAACGGAATGCCCATCGGGCGCTTCTCGCTGCTGGCCGCCGGAGCCGACCACAGGTTCTCTTCGTTCAACTCGGCCATGTCGCTCATGGCGTCGAGGTCGCGAACCCGCAGGATGTCGATGATCGTTTCCGGGTCGCTCTGGAACTCCGGCTCGTCGACCGAGTACGACCAGTTGACGGTCTGCTTGGTCCACGGAACCGACGCCGAGACCATCACGTCTTCGATTCCCGTCACGTCTTCCGACAACATGCCGGTATTGCGTGCGAGGCCCGTATTGCGGGTCTTGACCTTGTAGTTGAGTTCGACGCCGCCGCGCTCCACGACGTTCTTTTCCGTCATGATCTTGGCGCTGATGTACTCAGGCAGGTCGAGCGCGATGTCCGTAATCTTGTGCTTCTTGTAAAGCGGAAGAGTTGCGACGACCAAGTCGTCCATTTCGGATGGCGTGAGAGGGGCGGCCATTGTTGTCTGCTCCGTGGTGAACTATCTGCGTTCGATGGCGACCGTTAGTGACGGTCTTGGATTTTCCGTAGTACGGCATCCACAGTCGGGTGCCGCAGGATGGCTTCAGTGCTGTAGGGGTCTGCGGGAGGCGTGTTGCGAGTGAGGGCGTGCGTGCTGGCGTTAGAGGCGACAGGGCGGCGACGCTTCGATTGGTCGGCAACCTTTTTGAGCTGGTCTGTGCGCGACGTGCGCTGCGACACTTGCTCGTGCTTGGCAATCTCGTCACCAAAGGCGAGCACTTCGGCTTGCTTCAGGACGTGCTTCCACGGCGGAACCGAAGGCGGCAAGCCTTGTCGCTCTTGCTCGCGAATCATGTGCGTGGAGATGACTTCCGCCGCATTCCACAGCTTTTGGCGGCGGTCAAGTTCGACTTGCGAGAGTTGCACCGGCAAGCCGCTGTCGTCGACCGTGCGCCCGAAGAAGTCAGGGCGAATCTCTTCAGCGGAACGATGAAACTCGTTGACGTGAGCGTGCCACTGGGCCTGCTCTTGCTGACGCTGGAATGACTCGATGGCCTGCGTCTGGGCTTCGGTGGCGTCTTGCTGCTTTCGCAGCGCCCGCATCGCCTCAACCGTGCCTTCGTCGAAGTTCTTCTCGTAGTAGGCGAGATTGATCTTGCCGTTGGCGTCGGTCGGCTTCGTATCGTCGACAGCCTCTTCGGCCGTTTCAGCAGGCGCGTCGGCAACCTTCGCAACCGCAGGCTCGCGGCGAGACGCGGCTTTGTCGATGGAGCGAAGAACGCGGCCAAACTCCTCTCGCGAGGAATAGGCCGCCAAGTCTTCGGGGTCCAGGCCATAGGCCAGCGCCCGTTGCTGGTCTTCGGCCGTGAACCACGACGCCTGTTCCGGCGCGTCGTCGTCGGACTCTTCGGCAGTCTCAACGGTCTCTTCCGTCGACTGCTCGTCTTCGGCGATGGAATCCTCTTCAGCTTCCGATTCAGAAGTGACTGCGTCTGGGTCTTCGCCCTTGGCAATCGCGACCATCCGAGGGGTCAAGACGAACGAACCTTCAGTCGACTGGGAATCGACAATCGGCTCGTCAACGGATTCTTCTGAGAGATTTTGTTCGCTCATACTTCTAACGGTATGAGCAATGTCCACTTCATAGAAGACAGTAGCGTGCCGGTTCCGGCACTAAGGTTGTCGAGGCGGCGCGACGATGAAGAGCTTCCGAGAAACTTTGTCGGTGCAATCGCATCCACGGTGCGAGCACTTGTAGTAAACCATCACTTGCCTGCGCGAGTACGCAATCATGTCGATCTCGTGCACCGGGCACACGGGAATGTACTCGGGCGCGTAGATGACGTTCTCTCGTCTCGGGCGGTCTTGCACAGTAATCACGCCCCCTCCTTGATTGGATATCGTTCTCGCATCACCCGCGCCGCGAACTCCAGTTCTTCGGCGGTCAGCACATTGCCGCTGCCGGCGTGATGAATCTCCGCAGACGTTCCCTGACGGTACTTCTCGTACCTTGCCATCTCGCTTGGGCTCCCCTTGGCTGGGTAAAACCCTTCGGTGGCACTAGGGCCGCGATCCTCTACGAATTCGATATTGAAGCCTTTTCGGCGGGCGTCCTCTCGGAACTCGTCGACTTGCCATTTCGTGACGCCCATCGAATCGCTGACGATATCGGGCTCGTTGGCGCGGGGAAGTTTGCGTGATGCAAACTTGTCGACCCACATCAAGTTGCCGTCGTCGCCAAGGCGAAGAACCTTACTCATCCAGCCGGCGCCATCGACGCCCCTCCAGAGGAATTGGCCATCGCAGCCCATTGCTGCTGCATTACTTGACCCGCCCCCTGCGCTGTGCCGCTGGGGATGCTGCGGTTGTACGTTCGGGACGTGTTGGGCGGTTTGACGCTAGAAGACGGTGTTGGACCTTCTTCGCTGGGCGGCGTCGTGAACGTAACAATCCGCTTGTATTCGTCCATGCCGGTCAGCTCCGCCATGATGTTGTTCAGCTCGGCCACGTTCACCATGCCGCCCTGTTGCGCCATCATCGGTTGCAGCGGAATGACCACGCGCTCCATGTACTGCGTGAGCGTGTCGGCCTTCTGGGCCGGCGGGCGGTACGTCATCGAGAAGACGTTCACGTCGAAGTTGTAGTCGAGGAAATTCCCCTCGCGGTCCCCCGGCTTCCAAGTGGTCGGAGCCGAATACTTGGCCCCCTCTACCTCAAACTGGCCGGTGATTTCCTTGAACTCGTCCGTCCACAGCATGTAGCCGAGAGACTTGAGTAGTCGCCGCGTCGCATCCATCACGCGGTACTGCATCTGCGCGATGGCCCGATTGGCCGCGTCGTGAATCAATTGCTCTTGGCCAACAGTGCCGGCCGCCGCGCCCGTGCCGCGTAGCGTGTCGAGGCCGCCGCAAGCGTTTTTGTAAAGCTCGATGCAGTTGCCGAGGAACATCATGTTCCCTGGGTTGGAGCCGCCTTCGGAAACGTAGGCGATGCCTTCCGGGTCGCCGAGGATCAGGCCGCCGTCCGGGTTGTTCCGCATCCGCTTGGCGGTATCGGCCCCTTGCGCGCGGTAGATGGTATGGTCCTTTTGACGCTGGGCTTTGCGGGCCTCTTTGCGGAGTAGGCTATTGATGAGCCGGTCAAGCTCGTCCATGTGGACGGCTGGGCCGACAGGCATAATGTTCTCGGGGACTTCGTTGAAACCGAGGATGTGATAGGGGCCGGCTTCCGGGTCATCCCACTCCATCGACGCCAGCGGAGCCTGCCCCTTGATGCAAAACTTCGTTCGGTCGGTGATGACGAACGTGTAGATGCGGCGGTCTCGCTTAATCCACACGTCGGCCAAGTCGACCATTGGTTGGAACTCGTCGAGGTCGACCTCGTTGCCTTGGCTGTAGGCTTCTAGCCGCTCCTTGTCGACGCGGTATTTGCTGGTCGGCACAATCTCCTTGGCCACGTCGGGATCGTACATGCCGATCTCAACGCCCTTCTTGATGTCTGCCAGCGGGACGCGGTACATATCGCCCGCCCAGCGAATCTCTCCCCACGACGTAGCGCCAGCGTCGTAGACGAAGTTGTCGAGTGAGACGTTGGAGGCGAATGGAGTACCGGGGTCCATCCACAGGTTCTTCTCGAACTGGATTTCACCGGCGTCCTTTTGGTGGATCTTGATGATTCCGACGCAGAAGAACGCATCGAGCACCCAGCGGCGGATGGTGAACTCCAGCCCAATCTCCGCGATGAGATTGTTGACCCCAATCTCAAAGTGCTTGGCGAACGGACGGAGTGAATCGTAGCGAGTCGTCACGTCGGCCTTTGGCTTGTTGGCAGCCAAGAGCATTGTGTACGCATCGACGAGCTGCGCCGTCATGTTCAGGTACTTGCGCTTCGTCTCGCACTCGCCATAGGCTGGACCGGCGTACTCGCGGACCAGTCGGCGATTGAGATTGCGGAACGGCTCCAGCCCGCGAAACGAGGCTTCAATCGACTTGTATAGCGACTCAAACTTTACGTCGGATTCTTTGCGAGAGTATTCGCCAAAAATCGACTTGGGCTCAATCTGCCACGAGTCGTCAAAATCATTGTTGAATGCAACCATCTCTGCTGTCCGTCTAGTTGAATGTGTATGCGGCGCTCTGGCTCGATCGCAGGTCGGCCGTGCTGCGGTCGTCCCAGTCGTCTGCCGCGTCTTCGTTCATGCGACTGAACATCCACTCGCGATAGGCGAGAGTTCCAGGCTCGGGGTCGCCGTCACCCGACGAGCCCTTGTCCGCATCACGACCAAGCGGGCGGCTCTTCATGGCTTGCACGCCTACGCCAATTGCAATGACACGGTCGCCGTGGGTGGGGTCGTCGCTTCTCGAACTGATGTGGCGAATCTTTCCCTTGTCGTCGCGAATATATTGCGTTAGTTCGTCGACTAAATACTTGCTGTGCAGAGTCAATTCTTCAGTGCGAACCGCACGCTCCAAATCGCCAAACAGCGCTTCCCTGGCGGCGCCGCGATTGTCAAACCCGAGTTTCTTGGTTCGTTTGCGGGTGAACTTATCCATCACCTCCCGCTCAAAGCAATATCCGTAACCGCGAGCGATAACTTGCGTTGTGAATGCGGCTCCAGGCCCCATGTGCTCCCACGACAGGTATGCTCCGTGAAACCATTCCGCAATCGCGATGGCGCGGTCTGCCCAGTCCATCGGCTTGATGCTTTTGGACACAAACTCCAAGACTTGCTCGCCGGTGTTTATGTCAATGACATGAATAGCCGAATTTGAGCAGTATTCGCCGCCTTCGCCCGATGCTACGTCGGCGCACACAACGTACCTGTGGCGTGGCGGTTTGTTGTGAATATCAAGCTGACACCACAGATTCACTTGGCCGCCAGAAGTGCGATCGAAGTGATGGGTCAGGTCTTCATATACAGACAGTTCGCCAGTTATGTCTGGAGGACGCGTCAACTTCTCGGCAACCTCTATGCACCCGTCACCGAAAATCCGGTACATGGTGCCGCCGAAATTGAGATCGAGTTCTTTAGCGATGCTCTGCGGGGTGGCCTTCGCGCGATCGCACCGTTTGTCATACCACGGGCTCCTGGTCCCAGAGTCGAGGTTGTACCCCTTCTTGCGGAGCCTGGAAAACAGGTCAAGGATTTCTTTGGATGGTGGCGAGTAATCGTCTGGCAGCGGATTATTTACTGGGTCGATGGCAGTCGGAACCCCAGACTCCATTCGGTAGAGTCCGCGGTTCTTTTTAGGGTTCTTGCTCCAGTGAACAATGACCTTTACTGCATTTGATGGCTCGTGGCAGATATCGTAAAACGCGCCATTGGTTCCATTGGGGGTAGAGATAATAAGACGGCCATCCGCTGCGTCAGCCGTCGCATCCATGACGAGCGAGTCTTTATTTTCCTTCTGCCACTCGTTGGCCGCGTGCTCGTCGAGGCCGAACCAACTGTATCGACCGCTTCGCCCAGTGTCCGATGTCGCGGCAAAGGCATTGATCTGGCAATGATTCTTTACATGAACCAGCGAGTGGTCGCCGAGATTTCGATACCAGTCCCCGTCCCCTCTGCCACTGCCCATGCGGCCAGTAATCCACTGAGGGAGCTTTGTCATCTCCCAATCCAGTTTTGCCATCAACGAATCCATGTTGCCTGGATCGTCTGCCTTTTTCTCTGTGCTTGAAACAAGTCCAATCTTTTCCCCTGTGCCAAACAACCAGTCCTGGGCAGCCATTAACAGCATTGCCCACGACATTCCCTCGTCGCGAGACTTTAGGACGATAACGTCGGTGAGGCCGAGGTTTTTTCTTATCTCTAAGATTGCTGGGTCTTGGTGCTCCCATGTAATGAACGGGATTTGCTTCGGAAGCCTCCGGCCGTTCGCGTCTAGTCGCACCCGAGGCTCGTAAAGCCAGAACATCGAGTTGGCGAAAAAAAGAACGTCTTCCTTACAGGCGGCGCGCACCGCCCTCCTCATTCCGGCGTCCTTAGCGCATTTCTCTCGAAGGTCCAATCTGTACCGAAGATTGCCCTCGTAGTCTTTCGGGACGTGGCTGTAAAAGTCCGCCATGCTATTGCTGTGGCTTTCCGATGGAGGCGACCATTTGCCGAATGTCGCTCAGGTCGTCTACTACTACTTCCGCATCGCTCTCGCCAGTCTTTCCGCTACTTCCCTCAGCCGCCTTCTTCTTGCCGCCGTCCATGAACCGCCTGTTCCAGCCAATCGGGTCGGCCAGTGCAAATCGCAGTTGAGTTGCCGCACCCTTAGACGGGGCCGCGCCATTGGAGCGCCCGAGCAGGTCGCGAACCGTTAGCTTCGGCGGCGAATAATCCTCCTTGTCGCGCATCACACGGTCGAGCGCCGAGAAGATGAGCGGGTGTGCTCGCACCCACGCCACTTCCTGCTCGTAGGCGACGTTGTCCGGCAGTTCGTCAAAAGCCTTGGCGAGCGCCGTTCGACCCTTGTTTCTCTGTGCCTCTGCCATGATCTCCTTCCGGTGATTGATGACGTTGGTGGAGACGAACGTGCGATTCCGCTCGAACTCGTCCTTGATTCCCGTCCAGCCGAACTCCTTCTTCAATTCGGAGCTTCTGTGCGACGAGGCAATTGACCGCTTGTCTCCGAACTTCGCTCCCTTGGATTCGCGCCTAATCTCCGCCCGTGCGTCGTAATAGGCAGCGAGCTTTCCTTCGCGGTAGAGCCTGCTCAGCCAGAGGATGCGCGCTGCCTCATGATCGGTGAGGTTAGGCCGCAGGGGAGACATAAGGGCCATTCACGTCGATCTGCCAAGCCGTACCAGTGCCAGCGCCATCGTCCACAAACTTAAAGAACATCCCGCCGCCTAAGTAACAGCGTTGATATCCAACCGTACTGCCAGCCACTTGCGTAGCCGAGAACGTCTGGTTCGTCGGCGTTCCGGCTGCGTTGTCGGCCACATAGGTCACGAATGTTCCGGTGGCGGAGCGACACCACTGGAGCGAAATACTCGCCCCGCTGCCCGTATTGCCGGCGATATAGACGCTCCAGAGTCCGTGTCCAACGAAGAATACTTGGCTTTCTCCGCCATCTCCGATCGTCTCTCCGCCTGTGCTACTTTTCAATTTCATTGGGCTAAACCCCCGTTAATACTTGGTTGTAGATGTTGTTGGAATCCGGCGTGACCGGGAGCATCGTGTAGGTGCTGTACTGCAATCCGTAGTTGACGATGCAGCGAAGGTTGCCTACCGAGCCAGAAGTCTTGAAGATGTCCGCCGCCGTGGTTACGTCAGTGAACACCTTGGGATTGTTGAAGATGATCGTCGACTTGTTTCCTGAGCAGTTCCACGACACATAATTCGCCGGCAGGTTCAGGAAGTTGTTGACGATCACCGTCATATTGCTGCCAACGTGAATACCTGGGTTTGACGGAGACTCGCCAGGATGATGAACGCCGTGAAACTCAACGTCAGCGTAATAGTCGATGCCCGATTCGCAGTTGAGGAGGTAGGAATCTAGTGCTCCGTTGTCTAAGTCGACTCCGCGAAACACCCAGCGGCTTCCATTGGGTCCGAACCCAGTCGACTCGTCGTTGCGAAGCTGCAAGAGCGTGCATTGGTGCGTGAGCAGGCAGTCAGTAACCGCCAACTTCCCGCCAGCGATGTAATCGAAGACGATGTCCGTCTGCGAGGAGCGAAGGTTATAAAACTTGTGGCTCAAGCCCTGGATGTTGTTGCTGCGGAAGAACGTCCCGTTGCGATCTGAGAAGACACTGTAGTAACCGCTCTCGTCGCAGTTGTTGGCCGACAGCGAGTTGCCGCACTCAATCGCCACGTCGAATCCCGACAAGCGAACGTGCCGCATCTCCAGCTTGCCAGTGCCGATTCCAGATGTCGCTGACCGGGAGATGTAGATGCCGCGTGGCGTCCTTGTGCCCGTGCCATTGCGAATGTCCGTCGTCGACTTGCCTTGGATGACCAAGTCCTGCATGACGAAGTCGGTACGCTCGTAGAGAATCGCCGCCTGCCCAGCCGTCTTCGTG